AAGCTTTAAATGATGGTGATAATGTTACGGCACAAAAGGAGTTTAATACTGCCATGGGCCAAAAGGTAACTGACGCTTTAGATGCTAAAAAGATTGATATTGCATCAGGAATGGTATCTAGAGACGAGGTTAATAAACAAACCGCAGAAAACGAAGAATGAAATTAATAGCAGAATATATCGATAGCGATTTAGAAGTTATCGAAGAAAAAGTAAACGGTAAAAAGTCACTTGCAATCGAAGGCGTATTCATGCAAGCGGACCAAAAGAACCGTAATGGCCGTATATACGAGAGAGATATTCTCGAAGCGGCAGTCGACAAATATGTCAAAGAACAAGTAAAGACTGGTAGAGCGGTCGGTGAATTAAATCACCCTGATGGACCGACTATCAATCTTGATAAAGTTTCACACAAAATTACAGACCTCAAATGGGAAGGAAGTAATGTTGTTGGAAAGGCTTCAATCTTAGACACCCCTATGGGACAAATCGTAAAAGGTTTACTTGAGGGCGGAGTTAAGCTTGGGGTATCAAGTCGTGGTATGGGTAGTCTTGTGAATAAACGAGGTACAACGTATGTAAATAACGACTTTCTATTAGCTACTGTTGATATTGTCCAGGACCCTAGTGCTCCTGAGGCATTTGTTAATGGTATTATGGAAGGCGTTGATTGGATATGGGAAAACGGTGTATTAGTTCCACAAGAAATTGAAGAAATTGAGACTGAAATAAAAGAAGCTAGGAAAGTAGGCAATTCAAATGTTGAAATCAGAGCATTCAAAAGTTTCCTCTCTAAACTAAACTCTAAAATATAGGAGAACGTTATGTCACTCGAAGATGTAAAAAATGAAAATTTAGTCGAAGAGGATGTGGCTGCTGAAGAGCTTCAAGAGGAAGAGCTCGTTGAAGATGAGAATTTAGACGAGGAATCTCTAGAAGAGGCTAACAAGAAAGCTGAAGTAGAAGAAGACGGACACGAAGAAGAAGAGGAAGAAGACGAAGAAGAAGAACATGAGTCTAAAGCCGAAGCTATTGCCGTCCCTAAAACTAAAGCTGGTGTTATCCAAGCTGCAGTCGAAATCCTGAAAAAGGCTAGAAAAGAAGATGCACAAAAACTCTTCTCCAAGATGACGAAAATGGATGAATCAGAAGACGATGGCTCAGTTAAAAAAGCTATCGACGTGGTCAAAAAAGAAGGCGATAAGTCTATTAAGGCTAAAGCTAAAGTTGAGCAAACTGATTTTGACGAAGATTTAGATGCACTAATTTCAGAAGAAGCAACTCTTTCCGATGAATTCAAAGGAAAAGCTGGTGCTATTTTTGAAGCTGTGTTAACATCTAAGCTTTCACAACACATCGAAAATCTTGATGCAGAGTATGCACAAAACTTAGAAGAAGAAGTATCTGAAATTCAATCAAACTTAGTAGAGAAGGTAGATTCTTACCTTAACTATGTTGTTGAGAATTGGATGAAGGAAAATGAAGTCGCTGTAACTAACGGTTTAAGAACCGAAATTGCAGAAGAGTTCATGTCTTCTTTACAAACAGTGTTCAAAGAACATTATATTGAAGTTCCAGAAGGTAAAGTTGACCTTGTTGATGATTTATCAGAACAAGTTACTGAGCTAGAGGAGCAACTCAATAAATCCACAGATGATAATATTAAACTACATCAATCAGTTCAAGAATTTGAAAAGAAAGAAGTAGTAAGAGAACAATCATCAGGGCTTGCTGAAACTGAAGCTGAGAAATTAGCATCTTTAGTTGAAGATATTGAATTCGATAATAGAGAAACTTTCGAAATGAAGGTTAAAACTGTTAAAGAATCATACTTCACAAAAGAAGTTAATGAATCATCTGATGAAGTAGCTAGTATCGTTGGAGAAGATAGTGTCGATATCGACTTATCAGATACAATGGCTAGATACACACAAGCTATAACAAAATTTAATAAATAAACCATATAACTATAGGGAAAAACGAAAATGTTTAATGCAGATTCACAATTAATCGAAAAATGGGGTCCTGTTTTAGAACACGAAAGTGCACCTGAAATCAAGGACAGATATAAGAGAGCTGTAACTGCTCGCTTATTAGAAAACCAGGAAGTTGCCCTAAGACAAGAAGCTGCGCAGATGCAAGGAAATATGATTTCCGAGGCTGCTCCAGCTAATGCTACAGGTTCAAATATCTCAAACTTTGACCCAGTACTTATTTCTCTTGTCAGAAGAGCAATGCCTAACTTAATCGCATACGATATCTGTGGTGTTCAGCCAATGACTGGACCAACAGGCTTAATCTTTGCGATGAAATCAAAATACAGTACTCAAGGTGGTACAGAAGCGTTATTTAACGAAGCTGATACTGACTTCTCAGGTACTGGTACTCATCAAGCTGAACCAACAGGTTTAGGTGGTGTAACTGACGCAGATACTGACGCAACAATCGCTGACGAAGCTGATACAGTTTCAACATTCGGTTCTGGTCTAGATACAGCTGATGCTGAAAGACTCGGAAGAGGACAAACTGGCGACGGTTCATTCGGCGAAATGGCTTTCTCAATCGAAAAAGCTACAGTTGAAGCTAAGTCAAGAGCTCTAAAAGCTGAGTACACAATGGAATTAGCACAAGACCTTAAAGCAATCCACGGCCTGGATGCTGAAGGCGAATTAGCAAATATCTTATCTTCTGAAATCCTAGCGGAAATCAATAGAGAAGTTGTTAGAACTATTTTAACAAAAGCTAAAATCGGTGCTTTACAATCATCAACAGCAGTATCTGGTATCTTTGATGTCGCTACAGACTCAGACGGTAGATGGATGGTTGAGAAATTTAAAGGCCTAATCATGCAACTCGAAAGAGAAGCTAACGTAATCGCTAAAGAAACAAGAAGAGGCAAAGGTAACTTTGTTATCGTTTCTTCAGACGTAGCTTCAGCTTTAGCAGCTGCTGGTCACATGGATTATTCACCTGCATTATCAACAGACTTAAATGTTGATGATACTGGTAATACTTTCGCTGGTGTTCTTAATGGTAAATTAAAGGTCTACATCGACCCTTATGCAACTGTTGACTTCGCTTGTGTAGGTTACAGAGGTTCAAATCCTTATGACGCTGGTCTTTTCTACTGCCCATACGTACCTTTAACAATGGTTAAAGCAGTTGGGGAGAGTGATTTCCAACCAAGAATCGGATTCAAAACAAGATATGGAATGCAACAAAACCCATTTGTGGGCAACGCATCAGGCGCTGGTACAGACAGAGCTAACCCATACTTCAGAATCTTCAGAATTGATGACATCATGGTGTAAACCTGGTTAATTAATCAG